TTTTTTTAATATTCATTCTTAAATCATTAATAACAATTTGAGATACATTAAAATCACCAGCTCTTGGAAGAGGGGCCAATGATGCACCTTGAGGCCCACCATTTCTAGCTACAGGAATAATTGCACCTGGAGTAATTCTAATATTGTTTGGATTTAATACACCATCATCAGCTGCTGTATAAATTCCAGAGATTGCTAATGATGCATTCTTTAATAATAATTCTAAAGTTTTATTTAATGTTTTAATATCTGGTAAAGCAGTTACTAATGGGCCTCTACCCATAACTTCACCTGGTACTTTCATATATCTACTTACTATCCAAGGTGATTGATCCATTCTTTTATAAACTAATTCTGTGTTAGTTTTTTCATGGATAACATGATAGCAGTAATCTTTTCTTTCTGGATCTACTACTACTGCCTCACAGAACTCTATTTTTTCCTGTGGTTTATCATCTATCATTCTTTGTAACTCTGGTGAAATATTTGCACCAGGGAATTGTCTAGCAACAGCATCACCGGTAACTCTTAATCTTCTATATACATTATCAACTGTACCATTAGGCCCTTCTTCTAATGCAATTAAATATTGAGGAACAGGAGTAAATGTTACAGGGTGTAAATCATCGCCAGGCTGAATTAACATTGCAGCTGTACCAACTGATAGATCTAATAAGAATTCACCAATAGCTAAATCAAAATTACTTTGTCTTAATACTGCAAATAATTTATCTAAATATAAATCAAGAGCTTGTTGCGTTTCACCTTTTCTTTCATTTGGTATATCATTACCAGGTTCTAATCTGCACCATTTTTTATAAGGAGGAAATAATCCAGATTGAATTCTGTTAGCAAATCTTTGAACAGAATGTATTCCTGTACTATCAAACACTCTAGACATTTTACCTTGTCCAGGAATGTTACCTTCATAATAACCATCATATAAATTTCTTTGAGGTAAAGCATATTGATAACACTCTTCATAAATTGTTCTCCAATTTTCTTTTGCACCAAATGCTTTCTTGTGCCTTTTTAAAATTTCTTGTGGTTTTAAATACATCATAATTATGCCTTATTGTTTGCTGCAAAACTAGCTGCTGCTTGTTTATTTGCAAATCCCCATTTTTTTAATGCAAGTTTTAATCTTGTTGGTTTTCCATCTTTCATTAATGGGCCAGGTACTTTAGAAAACCTTGCAGCAAAAGAAATTCTTCGGCCATCTTTACCGGAGCTTTGTGGTCTTTTAACACCAAACTTTTTTCTACCAGCATCATTTAAACCACCAGATGGATCTTGAAATCTTTTTGCTACCATTAGGCCCCCACAACTTTTTGTGCTTTTTTATGTGCAGCTAAAAATGATGTTCCAGATTGCATTTCTTTTTTCATCATAGTCATGTGTTTTGATGAATGATGTTTAGAATGTTTTTGCAAAGTATCTTTTTGTTTATCTGTAAATTTCATTTTAATTTTTAATTTTTTTGCCATTAAAATATTACAGCTCCTAAAATAAATCCAACAACAAAACAAACCCATTCTCTTCTGTAATGTAATTCTAATGCTTTCCAATCACTAGGAGTTTTTCCAAACATCATCATACTGTTGCCTTTTGTTTTTTTTTGTTTTTTAATAAAGCAAAATCATTACCACTTATTTTACCATCTTTATTAGCATCTAATTTTTTTTGATTACCTTTTAAAGTATTCTTCTTTTTCATTTTCATTTTGTACATAATTAATAAACCAATCCTTTCTTTCTATTTTTTCTACTTACCTTTTTCTTTTTAGTTTTTTTATAAGCCATTAAACTAATCCTTTTTTTCTATTTTTTCTTGGGAAACCAGCTTTCATATTTGCATAAGCCTTATCGCTTATTGTTGATTTAGATTTTGTTTTTGATGTACCAGATTTTTTTTTTTGGTTAATATTATAGTAAAGGCCCTTCTTGGCCATCTTACCAGATTTAGTTTTATGATACCCTGGCATTATTTATCTTCCTCTCTTTTCTTTTCAACATTATTGCATTTACAATTACCATCACCATTGCACTCACAATTATTTTTTAATTTTATGAAACGAGGGTTTCTATTATATTCTTGAGTTTCTCTATCTGCCATTTAAGCTCCTAATTTATTTTTAGTATCTCTTGGATTTCTAGCTGTTGTTCCACCTAATTGAGCAGTTGGATCTGGAGCATAGTTAGCTAGAGTAGATACATTTCTTCTTTTTCTTCCTCCAACTTTTCTTCTAACTAATTTTTTACCTTCTGGTTCAGTTGTTTTTTTTACTTCTGTTCTTCTATCTTCAATTTGAGATGTTGATGAAGGTGATTTAGCTACACCTCCACCACCTACAACTTTAGTGATAGTTTTTTTAATAATTCTTGCTGGTGATCCTCCCATTATGTGTACCTCTTCTCTGTATCATAAGGATTACGATTAGCTACCACCGGTGTCATGCTATTTGTAACTCCTAATGCTGGATTGTTTCTTTCATCTGAAAATAATAATTTTGCGTTTGTTCTACGAGATCTAGATCTTGCAGCTATTTTTCTTTTTTCTCTTTGTTCATTGGCATCAGCTCTCGCCTCTCTTTCATCTAAAAGTTTATTAGATGTTTCCACTTGTTTAGGTGGTTCATATTTTGGCATTTTGAATAGTGATCCCATAGTTTTAAAAGTACCTCGCAAACATTACATAGTCGGAATTATCAACACCATAATGTTTTAAAATTCCTTCTTCTACAAAATACATTGCTTTTATCCATTTGAGAGCAGAAACATTTAAAGAACTGACAGTTACTTGTAATCTTTTTAATTTTAGATCAGCAGCTGCTAACTTCATAAACTCTAACGCACCTTTGTGAAATTTTATTTTATGTTCAGAAATTTTTTTTTTATCAGGTATCAACCATAATTCTGCAACTCCAGGCCAATAAGGAACTACACCAAAGCATAACATAGGCTTACCATTCTCAATAACTGTATAGCCATAGCCTTGCTCACTAGCAGCATCTATATAATCAAAGTAATTAGTTTGAGATAAATTTAATCTATCAAATTCATTTAGATCCATAATCTTTAATAAGTAAGATCTAAAAGGAACTACACTAATCTTTGTTCCCTGGATCTTGAATATCTGTTCTAGTTTCTGTAGGTTCATTTATTTCTTCTGCTGTTGCTCTGGTTCCTGGTTGATGTAATACAATGCCTTTCCATTTATCATCTTCTACTTCTATAATTTTTTCTTCTAGCAAACTCATTTCACCGATCTGCCAAACCTTAATTAAATATTTTTTGATCATGCAAATATATCAAAATCTGCACTAGCTACTGATGCTGAAAAGTTTTTATTACCACCTCTTGTTAATCGTTTATGTTCACCACCACCTAATAGTAAATACATAAAAGCATCACCGACATGCGAATGTTCATTTTTATTAGGTTGATCTTTGTATCTTTCACCACCAGATATTTGAACTCGTTTAAAATGATAACCACCATTCAATGCTTTTCGTAATCGCTTACATCTTTTATCAACTAACAATCCAGGCTTACCTTGGATTAACCTATTCATTGGAGCTGCACCAGCCTCTCTACGAACTCTAAAATCATTTGTAGCAGTTGGTCTAGCAACTAATCCAATGGTTCTTAAATGATCAAATGCAGTAACTTCAAAGATCTCATCCCTTTTCATACCAGCTGGATCACCCCAAACTAATACATCGTACTTTGGAAATCTTGTTTCTAATTCACCTTTTAACATATAACCAAATCTTTCCAGGCCCATATCAAATGTTACAAGCTCATGAAATATTCGCCATTGTCCATTAGGTAACTTCTGACCAAAGATAGCAGCTGGAGTTAAACCAAAGTCAACACCTACCTGGATAGGATATTGAATATCTGGTTCTAAATATTCTTCTGTCATTAAAGTATCATCATACTCACCCATGACAGGCTTACCTTCTTGAACATAAGTATATCTACCCTGGGCATAACATCTAATCCAATCAGCATTCTTACCAAGTAATGTTTGTTCATAATAACCAGCTGTTAAATTTTTTCTATTTTCTGTAGTAGGATTTGTTCCCCACCATTTGTTTGCTGCATAAACAAAACCATTAGCCTCTGGATTTTCTGGTAACTCATTTTCTGTAGCCTCTTCAACAGCTCCTGGCTGCTTATAAAACTTCCAGGCATATTTACCTTTCATCTTTTCTTTCTCTGCTAAATTATACCACCAATGATCATCATCCATTGGGTTCGTATCCATAATAATTCCTCGCCAGGGTTTTGATCCACCATCTGATAATGTAGGATACCTTCCAACTCTGTGTGTTAATCCATCTATAACAGCTTTAGGCAGCTCTCTAGCCTCATTCACCCAAGCTCCTGTCAGCTCCATTGATAATAACTTTCTAACATCTTTAGGTTGATCAAGGGCCAGGAAGATAACTTCACAATCTATACCTGGAGCATTATCTCTAGCTGGTAATTTTATATGATGTGTTAATGGTGGTGACCATCTAAATGCACCCCAAATGTTCTCTGGA